GTAAAGTTATATACTTGTAATACACTTACATCAAGTATGTATTGAAAGGAATTGAAATGACTTATTTTAACAGACCCGAAAAGGTTACTGTGGACTTTGAAAATCTCTTTGAACAAAAACCAAAGCACAGAAACTGTCACATGCACATTGCCACCAGTCTTAAGAATTCAAATTATAGAGGATTATATTGTTCCAATCATCACAGTTGGTTAATGTGGATTAATCCACAACAAGAAAAGTTCCTTAATGATCTTGGAATTACAGAGGAGGTAAGCCCGCATGACTTATACTCCTAATCTGCGAGATCCTCGCATTCAAAAACGCATTCAAACTGCATATGGCTTTGCCCGCGGTGTGTTAAGTTCTACTGAAGCACACGCCTGGAGCACACGCTACATAGACCGATACTTTGGTCAACAACAAAATCCATTAAGCACTTGGCTTAGAGAACAACTGCTAATCTGCACCAATGACCGTTATAACAAAGACGCTGGACTAACCAAACAGTATTTGTTAAATGAATCTGGCTCCAACTACATCCGTGATGTATTGGCAGGTTACACAGACACCATTGAAAATCATGCCAGCGAATTTCCGCCCAATGAACTAGATATCCTAGCAGAATCCAATCGCCGCATGTTTGATGAGCAATGTGTTGCTCGCTGGATCATGCGTGAATATGGGGAGGATCTGGCAAACCGAAGTTTTACCTACGAAGACAAAAGCAATCGCTTGTGGCACCCATTGCAAAGTGTCAAACGCATGTATAAGAAACCCATGTTAGCACAAGCAGGATTGAAATATCACTATGACATTCAATGTGCGGCTCCTACACTAATACATCAACATGCACAACAACAACAAGACCCAATGGACCTGTGGTTGTTTGCACTTCGCAAATACATTACCAATAGAACAGAAGTTCGCAATGAACTGGCACAAGCACTTGAAGTAGATTCAAAGACAGCCAAAGTTCTAATCAATGCACTTTTTTGTGGTGCTCGCATTGGCAATAACCCAGACTTTGCACTAAGTCAGTTATTGAGAAATGACCCAGCCAAAATTGAATATCTCAAACAAGACAAGTTCATCTCTGAACTTCGTGAGGACATCAAGACCTGTTGGGAATACATAACTCCATCAATGAGTAGACGAGCCATAGTTGATAAGAACAACAGAACTCGTATGTTACCAATTAGCAGTCGAGAGAAGTGGACTCGTTATTTTGAATTAGAAAGACAAGTGCTAAATCAAGTAGTTGATTATATGAGATCAAACTCAATGAGTTACTTCTTAGAACATGATGGTTGGGCAAGTGACAGTGAAATAGATCTCAATGAACTAAGTGACTATGTGTTTGAGAACTCAGGTTTTAGAGTTATATTTGAAAGAGAACTAGTTATAACTAGAAATGAGAGAATGAGTTCTCTAAGAGAACTGGTAGAATGATACTAAACTACAACTACTAAACTATACCCTAGTGTATTACTTCTTTTTTGAGTAATCCAAATTGATACTAAACTACAACTACTAAACTATACCCTAGTGTATTACTTCTTTTTTGAGTAGTCCAACATACCTAAAAAAGAGCCTAAAAACAACTGATCTTGACAAAGATAACTAAATAACTATAATAGAATAGAAAGGAACTGAAAAATGGCAAGTGAAAATTTTGTATTACAAAGAGTAACATCTAGTCCAGGTCGCGGATCAACTACTTGTTGGAGATGGCGTTGGGTAGGAGTAGAAGAAGGCGAAGTGCTGGAAACTACCACAGACAGCACAATGCGTAATTGGGTCACTAAAGGATGGAAAGCACTCAGTGAAGATCCGCGTCCATGGGGTGTTTACACAAACATACATGCAAGTGGTCGCAAAACAAATCAAGGTGTGCAGGTTGCAAATGCAGACCATCGTGCAGTAATTGAACATCGCTTTGATGATCAAGATGCCGCAAAGCAAGCAGTTGATTGGATCAAGAAGTCTCTAAAACCCAAATCAGACAACACTAACTTTGACAATTTGTTTTACGGGGATGATGAATGAGATTTCACATATTTGGATTACCACACACAAAAACAAACCAAGACTATACCGCTTGTGCTTACACAGCCAAAGTCCTAAAGTTTGGTAAGATGATGACTGATCGCGGACACACAGTTATACACTATGGACACCCAGACAGCAACTTACAATGCACAGAACATGTGGATGTTATCAGTCGTGAAACATATGATCGTGTTTACGGAGCACATGACTTCCACAGCAAGTTCTTTACATACAACACCGGAGATGCGGCCTACCAAGAGTTTTATCGCCGTGCTATTGAGGAAGTGGGTAAGCGTAAACAGCCAAATGACTTCTTGTTGCCATTTTGGGGTGCGGGGCATAGACCTATTTGTGATGCACATCCTGATCTAATCACAGTTGAACCTGGTGCAGGTTATGCAGGCGGTTACTGGGCCCGTTGGAAAGTGTTTGAATCGTATGCACTATACCACGCTTATTATGGCCTAAAGGCTGTGGGCAACTGTATGCAGGACAACTATGATGTGGTTATCCCAAACTATTTTGATCACGAGGACTTTACCTACAGTCCTGTCAAAGACGATTACCTGTTGTTTATTGGCCGCATTTACTCGGGCAAAGGACTAGATATTGCCATACAAGTAGCCAAGGAAACAGGCTATAGATTGGTCATTGCCGGACAAGGCAGTTTAGCAGAAGCAGGCTATGATCCCATTCCAGATCATGTGGACTACATTGGATATGCAGATCGCGAAACACGCAGAACCATCATGAGCCGTGCTCGTGCTACTATTGTGGCAAGTCAATACCTAGAGCCATTTGGTGGCACACAAGTTGAAAGCCTATTCTCAGGCACACCCATTATTACATCAGACTGGGGCGCCATGAGCGAAGTAAACATTCACGGAGTTACCGGATATCGTTGCCGTAACTTTGAACAATACTGCTGGGCTGTGCGTAACATTGATGCAATTGATCCTGCGGTATGTAGAGCATACGCACTTAACAACTATGCTCTAGAAGCCATTGCACCCAAGTATGAAGAGTTCTTTCAACAGATCCTGGATGTGCATACCGGCAAGGGTTGGTATCAAACACACAACATTCAGCAAATACACTTGCCCAACCGTTATATTCCTGCTACTGACAATAGTATTGACTTTGCGGAAATTGATACGGAAGAACTGCCTCAGGCCCAACGACTAGCCACATGGATCAATAGCAACTTAAAACCCCAATCGGTATTGGACATTGGTTGTGGACCCGGCATTTACACAGAACAATTACAAGAACTAGGCATTTCGGCACAAGGACTAGATCCAGACGCCCGCACACGCCACACACACTATAGTTTGTTGGACCCAGCCACAAGATCAGCGGAACTAGTTATATGCTTAGAAGTGCTGGAACACATTGATCCACAAGACACCATCACAGCACTACAAAACCTGCGTGACCACGCAACCAAGACCTTAATCTTCACAGCCGCGAGACCCGGACAAGGTGGCACAGGACATATTAATTGCCGTCATCGTGATCAGTGGATTACGTTATTAGAATCAGTGGGATTTGTTTACGATGCTGAGCAAACTCAAGCAGTTCGGGACTACATGCAGTTGGGTTTACATATGGGATGGTTTGTGAACAATGTGATAGTATGTAAGGTGTAGAGCCTGTTATTATGTATTATTAGGAAAAATAGGGCATGGCTTGCCCAACAGGCTCTACTCAAATATTTAGTGACCAAGTCCATAGCATTTTAAATATGACTATGGATAAGAAAACAGACAACAGACGCCGAGGATTGGGAAGCCGGGGGCCATATCAAAAAGGTGATAGCGGTCCCCCATTGCCCTTGCCAGAATACATTCGACTACCTGATGGCAGAACATTTCTGTTATCGGAATTAATGAAGTTTCGCCCAGACCGTAAACACTACAATCTTTTGAGCAAAAGCCGACAAACACGACCACCAAGTGTTGGGCGTCCTACAAAATACACAATGGAAGATCGTGAATGGCAAGCACAAGCATCCACAGAAGAGATCATGGCCAAATACAATATGAATCGTGGTGTAGCCCGCACAGTTAAATCTTATGCCCGCCGCTTAGTGGAAATTATGAATCAACACGGAGAAGACATAGTAATCAATGACTACACAAAAAAAGCCCAGCCCGGCACTGACCCAGGTTAAACAACTATACACAGAATTCACCGGCACAGAGATCAGCCAAGCCATTGCACAAGTGCGTCAAGAACTCACAGCACAACAAGCATATCTCAACAGCACAGAAAGTGTGCAGACATTTCGCTATAGATTAGACATCCAGGAAATATTGGACAAACTGCCAGTAGACACGCCAGCAGAAGAGTAATACAATACATACAAGAAATTTGTCATATTTCCTAATTCCTTTAAGTCCCCTTGATTGGGGACTTTTTTTGACTGTTGTTTTTATGCAACACGCTATTTGGCCTGAAAAGACATTTATTGTATAATATACATATATTAAGCAAATAGGAGAAACAAATGCTTTTTAATGGTCGTGTAGTTGTGCAACGCAGTTTGGAACTTGAAGGTGTTGATCGCAGAGATTACCCGGACTTTTGCGATGCATACTTCTCCTATGCAGAGTATGAAGATGGCACCCCGCTTAACGACGAAGAACTAGAAGAACTCACAGAAGAATACGACTATGTGCTAAATGAAATGGCACATGACAGCCTACACTAAGGAATTAAACAATGAACACAATTTTCAGCATTATCAGGCGTTTGTATATGGTTACAGTGGCCGCAGTCATGTGCATGGGCGTGGCTTTTGCTATTTTCAGTAAAACAGACACAGCGTTGGCTTTGTTTAATGCACTAGTAACCATTCCCATTGGTGCTTATGTATTGCTGAGAATTACCCGTTATGTGAGCCAAGGACAATGAAACCACTACTACTAACTCTACTGCTAGTCACAGGCACAGCCCATGCTGGTGATTGGATTATCTATGCCCGGGACCCGGACAATACTGTTTATAAGTATGAACCCAAATTAATCACACATCATGATAATCGCGGTAAAGCCATAATGGTTTGGGAAAGATATATAAGTCCCGCAGAAGTCACAGTAACAACCAAATATGAACTGCATTGCCCCAGTCACAGTTATAGAATACACTACCAAACTATGATAGGCGCCACATCCAAATATCAAAATGTTACCCCAGACACACAGTGGTATTATGCAGTCCCAGACAGCACACAAATGGCACTAATACAGTTGATCTGCACTGAATACGAATAAGTATTTGTCTATTAGCATAGGCACAAGACTTTACATGCAGTCTTGGGAAAACAGCACTACACAGGGTAGTGCTTTTTTTTGGATAGAAAGGAACATAAATGGAAGCATTTGTATATAGATGGCGACACACTGAATCGGGTATGTGGTATATTGGATTCCACAAAGGCACAGCCGATGATGGTTATATTTGTAGTAGCAAAACACTTAGGCCAATGATCCAATCTAATCCCAGCAAATGGACACGCAAGATTTTGCGATATGGCACTCGAACAGAAATGGTAAAATTAGAACATCGATTGCTAAAAAAATTAAAAGCCACTCAAAACCCCAACAGTTATAATAAAAGCCTAGGATTTCCAGTATTCAGTTTAAATCCAGGTCGTAAGAAGGGATCAATCGATAATCCTTTACATCCTGATCTACACTCTAGAGAACTTGTTAAACTTAAAGAAGAGGAAATAGTAGATAAACTGATTAATGAAACTGTGCCCGAAAGACGATTTCTTATACATAAATTCCTCTTTAAGAGAATATACGCCTAAGGGGCTCTCACGGAAAAGGTTTCAACTCAACCCGTAAGATTTTCTAACCATAAATAAAGTTATGGAACAGAAAAGATACTCAAAACCAAACCCCAACCGTGGTGGTGCTAGAGCCGGCGCAGGTCGCCCCAAAGGTTCTACAAATAAGATCACCATGGAAAGTCTCTTGACCAGCCTTGATTCAAAACTTGGCGTAAGTTATGCCGATCAAATTGCCACAAACTATGTTTCAGCAATCAATAGAGAAGATTGGTCAGGCGTTAGAGATTACGATAGATTCTTGTTAGGCAAGATTGTTGCCGACAAATTAGAAGTAGAGACTGTAGAAGGTGATGACGCTGTTCAGGCTAAAGCAGAAGCCTTTGCAGAAGCGTTGCAGGCCTTGGTCCAAACAGGAAAGAAATAATGGCACAAGTTAAACCCACTGGTATTCTAAACCACAGCAGTCGTTCCGCAGAACGCAGTGATCATTATCACAACAAAATCATTGGCCAACCTAAGCCGTTTAACAACAGTGGGTTGCCTACAGTCAAAGCAAGAGATCCAAAAGCCCGTGAACGAATTAAAACTGATCGTGAACAGCAAAAAATGCAATCGACACGCCCTGGCCTGACTGCACAGCGTGGACTAGGTGGTTAAAAGCCTGCTAAATAAAAGAATACAAGGACCATTATGCCACTGATTAAAAGCAAGTCGAAAGGTGCTTTTGCACACAATGTAAAAGCCGAGATAGCCGCAGGCAAGCCTCCAAAACAGGCCGTTGCCATTGCGTATGAAACCAAACGATCAGCAGGTGGCCGTGATCCTGAATCTCATTCTAGCCATAGTGCCAAGCGTAGCAAACACTATCATGAAAAGGTAGTTGCCACCAAGGTATATCGTGGTCCAACAATGATGACACAAGCCCGTAGTCAAAAACTACAGAACAACGAGGATTGGACAGAGTGAGAACAAGTAAGAATTCAATTGCCCCAGAGAAAGGCGTTTATCGACTAAACCCAACTCGAATGGTAATGAAAGCAGGTTCGGCTCAGGCACGCCGTGCAGTAACAAGTAATGTGCCAGGATTTAAAAAGATTAAGCCACCAAAGGCTATTAAAGGAAAATAAAATGAAAAATAAAGCATTAGATGCTAACTTAGATTTTGACGGTATGGCCGGTGATGGTGTTAATCGTTCTGGAAACAGATACGCTGGTAACCAAAGCGGTTTAACTGCCAAAGAAAATTATGGTCGCGGTCCTGTAAAAGGCAACGCCAGTGACTCAGGTAATGAGCGTGGCATTGGTCCAAGCGTAACAAAAGACAAGCAAAAGCAAACTATTGCTACTGCCAGTCAAGGTGGTAAGATCAATGGTGGTGCCACAGTAAAGTCATTTGCTGGTAGCCCTGACAAAATTAATGTAGGGAAGTAATCATGGCCGCATTTATCGCAGAATTTGACATGGTTAATGTGCATTCTAGCACAACACTAAGCAATGTGGCTATTCCAACTTCAGGTCCTGCTACTGTATTAGTAACTAATACTGGTAGCAATGGTGTTATCGTTGGTTTAACACAAGGTGGTGCTCCAACTGGTAATGTTGTGATCCCCGGTGGTTGGCCAATGGTTCTACAATGTCCTAATCCAGAACGCACTCCAGGCACAGTTTATGTTTGGGTAACTGCATTGGCAGGCACTCCAGAAGTTTATGTAAGTTCAGGATTTGAAGTTTAAAGGAAAACGAAATGAAAAATGATCCACGCTTCAGTCAAGAAGTTAAAATCGCTAAAGACAAGGCCGCAAGTTGGTCATGCACTAATCTACACCATGTAGATAATGTAAACCAAGCACAAGGTCCACGCACTGGTAATCACGAAAGCCAAGGCAAACGCAATGAGTTCAAGGCCGAAAAAGCCAGCCGTGCTCCATTGGCCAAGGTTATTCAAGATGCTTATGCCAAACGCCAACATGAGTATCAAGATTTTGAATACACCAATGGTGGTAGCATCATGGACACGGTTAACGAAGGTCCTCGTCGCAAGCGTAAATAATATTATCTAATGCTTGTGTCAAAAGTATAGATAAACGGTTAAGGAGTTGTCCGTAAACAACTCCAACCAATTACCATAAGTATTCTTGTCCGGTGAGTTAACAGCACAGACAAGGATGCAATTTGTAGGTTTTTGCTGTTTCTCTACAAACATAGTAAACAGCCCAATTGTCCACTGGACACTTATTTGAAAAGGAAAATGAAATGAATAAGAAAACACAAAACAAATCACCATGGGATGACTCAATTGACACAGAAGAAACTGTTGAGGCCGCGCCCGAAGTAACTAAAGAAACCACTAAGCCAGTTAAGGCCGCTAGAAAGACCGAAATGGAACCTATCATGGAACCAATGTTCGACTTGGAAGGCTTGATGACCGACTTCCCAACAGCCAAAGAACTAGAACAGTTTGTATATGATCGCACTGGCATTGTATTAAACTTGAAAGGCCGCTCTAACAAGTTCAAGTATCAGACTGCTATGGATGTGTTGAATGGCGCTGAACCAGATCCAAGTCTAATTGGCAATGAAAACCCTTACCTAAGCAAAGCAGACCTAGTGCCTGTGGATCCATTGAAAACTGAATTCCCTCGTGACCCTAGCATTGCAAACTTTGGTCCCGAAGTTAACATCTTTGACACCAACTTATTCCCGCACCCAGATCCAGAACTAAAAGCACAAAGTCAGAACTGTCAGGTAACATTCCGCAAGTATGCCAATGGCGCTATTACCTACGAGATCCTGGGTCCTATCACCCAACGAGCAGTTGGTGAGCGTATCAACAAATATGGTCAGCGTGTGCCAGAAAAGTTTGTGTGGGTTGATCCACGCACAGGCGAACAAGTTATTGTTCGCGGCGATGGTTCATTAACTCCAATGGGCACCAAGATTCGTGCCTTCATGCGCCGTCAGCGTATGAATAACTCAAACATGTGGGATGTGTGGGTTGACCGTGACTTCATTGTTAAAGATGAATTGATCAGCGATAACCCATGGGCAGTCTAACATGGATCGACAAAAGTTAGCACAAGAACAACTTGCTGACACTAGGATACTTCAAAAAGTAAACGCAGTTCATCGTAGTGCTTTTACTGAGAAGTATCCAGGACAGGTCGAGCATTGTCTTCGTTTAACAATGGAACGCTTGCAAGCCGGTCTTGACAAGCGTGATGCAGTGGACATTGCTAATCCTGAGACATGGAAGATGTCCAGCGTAGAAATACAAGAACTTGCACACACAGCATATTTGTTAAATGAAATCCGAAAGGGTTTCTAAATGATTGACTCAGCACTACTAATGCGTAGGGCATTACGCTATGTTTGTGAACAGCATGGCTTGGATCCCAACAATCTAGCACACATGCCATTTGACGCAAAGACCAAGTTGCAGGACTTGGTTATTGCATTGGCAGACGACATGAAGTATAATCAGATAAAATACTTCAGACCTTTTGATCATCAATTACGATTCTTCGCTACTGGAGAATTTGAACGCCGCGGCATCCTGGCTGCTAACCGTATTGGTAAAACTGTTTCAACTTGCTTTGAAACTGCTTGTCATTTAACTGGACGCTATCCAGCGTGGTGGCCCAAGGATGGCAAACGATTCAATAAGCCCGTTACAGTTATGTGTGCTGGTGAAGGTTGGCAACAGGTTGCTATGGTTCTACAAAATGAATTATTGGGAACTCAGGACATCAAGATCACCGAACAAGTTGGCACTGGCATGATTCCGCGTGACTCCATTGTGTTTGAAACAATGCGTAATGATGGCGCTAACTGTATGGGTGTTGAGATCAAGCATAAGAGTGGTGCAAACAGTTATTTGGTATTTGCCAACTACACACAAGAAGTTCGACAAATGCAGGGTTTCAAATTAAACATTGCTGTGTTTGATGAACAACCACCTGATGACTTCTTTAGTGAAATTGTTACGCGAACTGCAACCACACAAGGTCAAGTGTTGTGTTCGTTCACGCCACTAAAAGGTCTTAACGGACTTGTGTCAAAGTTCTGGCATCGTGAAGAAGGCTATGAACACATTCGTGTGTCATGGGATGATGTGCCCGAATATGATCCATGGCACGAACCATTCTTATTACAGTCAACTAGACAACAGTTGGAGCGAGACTACTTGCCACATGAGCGTGATGCTCGTCGTAATGGTGTTCCAGTTATGGGTAAGGGTGCTGTGTTCCAATTGCGTAGTTGGCCCACATATAAGAATGGCGATTACGATTTCCGCAACACAGCAGGACTTGAACGCATCATTGCACTTGACTTGGGCTTGGTTAATGACAAGACTGTTATTAGTCTTATGTATTGGCACCCAGAAGATCAAGAAGCGTGGTTGCATACACAAATTGTAGTCAAGGGCACTGAAGAAGCCAACCCAATGAACTATATTAATCACTTAATGCGTCCTGAAGTATTTGGCACTCCTATTGTGTTGCCCCCGGACGCAAACACACAAGGTCGCTATACCATGAGCAGTCAGAGTATTCGTGAACTATTCGAACAGTATGGACTCAATGTGCATCCAGATTCTATTACCAATCCCCCTGACGACCAGGGACGACGAACGAACCACAAATCCTTTGGTATTAACATTATGCGACAAATGCTGGAATTAGGCACATTGCATGTAAATGAGAACTGTGTGGAATTCTTACGCGAAGCACAAAACTATTATGCCGATGAAAAAGGCCGCTTTAGTGACCCCGATGACTGTATTGATAGTGCTCGCTATGCACTAATAGGTTGTTTACAAGGCATTTGTGCCCGCTGGGATGGTCGTAGCCCTAAACAAAAGTTCCGTGATGCCCGTAATCAATATCGCCAGGTTGATGATTCCGCTAAACCTGAATGGAAGCGAACATGGAGCCCAAGTGGCGGATTAGTTTGATACTAAATAACAATATAACTATTGGGAACCCATCTTTATGTTAGATTTGAAAAATGTTGTGGTCAGCAACTTAAACAACTTAACTGGCACAATGGCCCGTTTCGTAAAAATGAAAAGTTTGCTGGACGCAAAGTGTGCCGCGAACTTGCGTTTGCTAGCCACTAAGAATAACCTAAACAGAGCAAGTGACTATCACTATCTAGTATTGCCTGTTGCACAAAGCACAGACCCTGTAAACGGTCTAGACTATATCCATCCCGTTGTAAAACCAGTTGTTGATTATTCCACTGCTGTTATCACAAAAGGTCTTGCCCCAAATGGCGAAATCAATTTTGAGTTTGTGCCGGACAATGAAGCAGATGCCGCTGCCGCAAGACAAGCAACTAACATGGTTCACAAACTGTTGAATGCCAATAATGATCCGCACTTTATCCTACAACACTGGGTAATGGATGCTTGCTTGCACAAGAACGGTGAAATGATGGTAAGCCCAATGCGTGAAAGTTTTGTGCGTTATGTAACCACACAAGGCACGCTAGATCAACTAGCCGCATTTGAACAACAAGCCCGTGACGCCGGCCTAACACCATTACGCCAGAAGCGCCGTAAGGTAAAAGTTGAACTTGAACAGGTAATGAAAGAAACACAAGAGTATGTGAACTCACTTCCTGATCAACAACGCGAAGCAACACTACAACATCACATTGACATGGCTCAAGCAGGCATGGGTGGTGATTTTGAATCCGCTGGCGAAGATGTGCCTAATGTTGAGTTGCGTGATGCCGAAGATGAAATTAACGCCAGTATTAGTCGTAACACAATCTATGAAGCCAAATATAAATTAACTGGCTATTCTGTTAATGTTAAATTCCGTCCAATTGGTCAGCACTATTGGATGTGTGACCCAACAGTAATTGAAATTCAAGAACAACCATTCTGCGGCTACTACAAGCCAATGAGCATTCAGGAAGCAACAGAAATTTATCCTGACATTGATCTTGAACAATTTAAAGTTTATGCAGAATATTCAAATGTTGGTGCGTATCAGGCTGGTAGTTTGTTAAACAACTTAGCACTTCATGCCCGTGACTCTGTCCCTATCAATGGACTTCCAGCCCAGGGCTATGCGGCCCAAGAACCAGAAGCAAGACAAGTTACCGTGCTTACCGTTTATAATCGTTATGATATTGACGGTGATGGGGAATTAGAACTAATTGAATTGATCTATTCTGGTCAGTATGTTATCTCTGCTCGTGAAGTAGAATTTATCCCAGTTGCTAACATGTGTCCAAAGCCATTGGCACAAAACTTCTATGGTATGAGTATTGCTGAGTCAGTTATTCCAATGCAGGAATATGCCACTAGCGGACACCGTGCTGAAATCCAATTAGGTTTGCTAACTGCAACACCTCGTATTGGTGCTAAACCAGACCGCCTTGATTTTGAACAGTTACAAGATAACGAAGCCGCTATCTTTATTTTGGATAGTAAGTTTGATCCAGCAAAGGACATCTATCCTATTCCAGCGCCAGCAGGTAACTTACAGTTTATTGATGTGGCATTGAATCGTCTACAGCAAGACACAATGAGCATGGTTGGTATGACTACACCTGCCGACACATTCAATCCAGAAGTTATGAGTCCTGGTAATTCAGGCGCTAAACTGCAATTGGCAATGGGTCCAAATCAAATTATTCAAGACAACACAATTAAGAACTGTGCCGAAGGCTTGAAAGATGCTATTTGGTTGATTTGGCGCACCCTAGTGCAATATGGTGATGATTATGGTGTGCGTAAACTAGCACAAGAGTTCCACCCACAAGGCAAAGCCGAATTCATGGACTACGAAAACTTTGATGACATGAACTTCTGTGATCGCAAGACAATTCACATAGAGTTGGGCCTAGGTATGCGTAGTGAAGAAAACGCAATCCAGCGTAACCAAATTATCAAACAAGCACAAACTGGCTTGTATCAGGAAGTTGCCGCAATGGTAGCACAAGGCACTCTGACTCCAGCAGTATTTGGTAAGATTAAAAAGCCATATGCTGATACACTTTATACCTTAGGTGTTAAGGACTGTGATGCTTATTTGCCTAGCGACGAAGAAGTCATGGAAATGATCAAGCAAGCAGAAGCCGCACAAAAGAACAAACAACCTAGCCCAGATGATCAGAAGAAGATTGCTGATGCTAAGTTGGCAAGTGCAAAAGCCGATGAAATCAATGCTGAAGTTGCTGGTAACACAGCAAGCAAGCAATTGGAAGGTTATGCTTTGTTGCACGATCATAAAGCCCGTGCTTATGGTGATGCATAAATAAACTTATAAATTGGAATTGAAATGTTGTTTAACGAAGATATTGTAGAGGCTTTCTCTAACCGCTTGGTAAGTTTAACGGACTTAAAGAAAATGAGTCCCAGCCAACTAGATAGAGTTAAAGCCCTTGGAACTGCCGCAGAGAATTTACTGAAGAACAAAGACTTTGTGTTATTTGTTCGTCAATTTCAGTTAGAAAGTGTTGATGCTCTAACTGAATTGAAAAGTCACTCTGTTGATGACAATGCACAGCGTATTGCTGTAAGTAATCAACTAGGTGGTATAGACAACTTTATAGGCTTGTTAAAGCGTCAAGTCTATTTAAAGAATCGTGTTGTTGAGAATCAGTCTCAGCAACAAAACGCTGAACAGGTAACCCCGTAAGGGCCCTGTATATTATTAGGAGAAAACATGGATGCAATAGTCCAGGACAAACCTAATCTCAATGTTGAGACGGTCCCTGTCCAAGAAGCCAGCACTGGGTTGGATGCTATAGCCAGCAAAATGGCCGCAATGAAAGAACAAACATTGCGTAACCAAATGAAGGCTACCGAACAGTCTGGAACGGGTGAATCTAAAGTGGCAACTGAAGAAACCCCCGTGGCCCCGGAAGACATTGTCAATGACAATGATGCCGAATTGAGTGAGCCAGAAGTTGCTGAACCAGAAGCATATGATGCTGAAGGCCACGATGAAGAAGAAACCCCTGACACTGAGGTGGAGGTAAGTGAATCGGATTCGAGTAATGCAGAGATTATTGATTTCTTGGAGTTTGCTGAACAGCACCCCAATGCCAAGTTTAAATTTAAACGCAATGGCAAGGAAATTGAAATTGATGCAAAGAAGGCTGCAAGTATCTTAGGTCAAGGTGCCGCAATTAGTGAAGATGCAAGACAATTAAAGATTGAAAAGGCAGAGTTTGATGAGTATCTACAAAACAAACGAGCCGAAACTGAAGGTCTTTATTTGGCAATGGAATTTACGGTCGCACCGCAGTTACGAAAAGCCTACGATGAGATCATAAAGACACAAGGTTACCAGACTACCTTCCAACAGCAACTGGCGAATACGCAGGATCCTGCTGTAAGAGCAAGAATCCAAGCAGGCATTGAGCAGAATGAGAAATACATTGCTCAGCAAGCAGGCTTAATCAATCAACTGAAACCCAATGTGGATCAGTTTAAAGAAGTGCGTAAGAAGCAAGTTCAGGAAGTTATCGAAAATACTCGCAAGAGTTTTCAAGATAAAGAGTTGCGTAATCAATATGTGTTTAATGAGATCCGTGAGAAAGTAACTAAGGATTGGGCTGGTGCTAAAACACAATTAGTGCCAGGCATTGACAACATTGATTTGATTTGTTCTGATGAACACATTCTATCACTTGTTAGAGATGGCTTAAAGTATCGTGATAGACCAAAGGCTCGAGCAGCCGGCGGGTCGATTGCGGCACTTACAAATCGTAAAGGTTCAGCGTCAATTAGTCCTCCAAAAGATCAGATGTCTGCACTTCAGGAAAAAGCCAGAGCGGGCGATAAGAAAGCCCAAGATAACCTTTTAGTAGCAAAATTGAATGCACTAAGAGGTCGTAGATAAGCCAATAATTAAGGAGATTTAAAATGGCATATAATTCAACAACCACTCTAGGCAACGGAACTGGTGCGTATCAAACCGATATCGTTGTTAAAGACCTTGACCTAGATGTAAGCAACCGTGTTAAAGACGATACACCTGTTCTAAACATGTGTATGGCTAAAAAGCGTAAAGTAGTTTCTACTTTGCCACTATGGACTAACGATGTGTATCGCACTCCAGCCGCACAGGCAAACCAAGAAGGTGCCGCAGTAAGTTCTGCTAATGTGGAATCTAACAGCCGTGCTAACTTGGGTAACTACACTCAGATTTTCAGCACAGTTGTTGGTGCAACTGGAACTGCTCGTGCAGTTGAACAATCTGGTGGTGATCCACAAGCATACCAAGAAGTTAAGCAACTTATCGAATTGATGTTCGATGTGGAAGCACAATTGGTTCGTAACGACCAGATCGGCACAAAGTATAGCGGCCAAAGCGGCACAGCAATCACTAACCCTGGCACAGCCATCACTGGCGGCCGTCGTATGGGTTCGTTGAACAGTTTCGCGGCAACACACAGTTTCAGTGCTGGTGACGGCACAGGTAACTTGGCAGTTTCCGGTAACCAAATTCGCACTAACTTCAACTTAGAAGGTAGCGATACTGTTGGTTATCAAAACTTGTCTAGCGGTTCTACTGCTTTCATTATCGGCGGAACAGCAAGTGCTAGCGGTTCTACAACTATCACTAACAATGGTGAAGGCCTAGGTAGTTCTTACTACACATACACAGCAAACTTACAACAGTTCGCTCCTAGCCTATACAAGCAATTGGTTACAACTGCTGAACAACGCTTCAACGCTAAGATTCGCACAGTTGTTTGCCCAACAAGCCTACGCACACACTTGAGCGATACATTCCCAACATCGCGTGGTATCAACCGTGTAAACAGCGAGCGTGGTGACACTATTGCTACATACGAAGGCGACTTCAACTACACTTACGAAATTTTCGATTCTTGGATCATGGACCAGGTTGGTGCTTCTAACCAGATCTACTTCTTGAACGAAGAAGTTCTACAGTGGGGTTCATTGCGTGATCTAGGTCCTAACAACGAAGTATTCAGCAATGCTGACGCTTCTTTAGACCAGTTCATCATGGAAGGAACATTGATTGTTCGTAACCCAGCCGGTGTTGCTGCCTTGCACGACATCAGTGCTAGCGGTTCGTTCGTTGGTGTTTCTGGTTCTGGCGCAACAACTAATGTCGGCGCACTACGCCCATCAGTATATGTCCAACGCTTGAACGCATGGGATGCTCAATCATTCTAATCTAAACAATTAGGATATTTTGAACGGGAAGGGCCTTAAGGGCCCTTTTCTCATGATGCTAAATAACTATATGAGCGAATTTGACAACTACAACGACAAAAGTTATCTAAGCGACGAAGATCCCGAACACAATGCGGATCAATACCGCATGGACAAGGGTGGCTTAGTAACACAAGACAACGGTATTGCTGATAGATTGCTGAAAAATGATGCACTATACAATCATTTAAAAGGCGACTGGACAAACCAATACTGGAACAAATCAAAAAACATTAAAACTACCACAGGTCGCGAAGATGGTAAAATGTTTATCAAACGCGAGCAGATGAATGTGGAGTATATCCGCCAGCAATGCTTGGAATATCGCAAGCGAGCAGAGAATGGATATATCGATCCTTTAGCGCCATTAATGCCAGATGGCACCATTGGTTACAAATGGATTGAATTGCCAGAAGTTATTGCACAAGACATTGGTAACAAATACTTCGGTGGTATGAGTTGGCACACAATCAAGCGTGATAAGTCGCTTAAGGCACAGTTCTATCGTGTGGTGCAACAAGAGTTTAATGACTTTGTTTGCTACCCTGGCGGCAAGTTGCCAATACCTATCGAAGTCCCATATCCAGCCGCAGTGGGACAGAAAGCATTCTTCGCTGGTGCAAACTTTGCCGGCAAATAAGGAAACAAACGCATGTCTACAATGATCCCAAACGCAGATGCACTGGTAACTTACATTAAAGATTTCACAGGCTCAACAGACAACGAAGAAATCAAACAATGTATTTTCCTTGCAGAACTAATGATGCGTAACATTGAGTTACCAGCATTAAGAACAGACCCATACGCAACCATTGGTGTTGCTGACGATCAAGGTTATGTTGCTATCCCACCGGATATGAACAGACCTATTATCTTCTTTAATCAAGGAACTCCAAGTGCAACAAGCAATCCAGCACAACCAGGCACATTTGCCGGTCCATGGATTGTTTATGATCGTATTGGCGATCGTGACATGATTGCCGCACAGTTAATCGAGAACTTATACTTGAACCCAGTTAACATTCCACAAGTTATGCGTGGTAAGTTTAGTGAAGTTGGACAAGTATATCAATTCTTACCTAACCCCGGTGCTGGCGCACAAATCAATTTGTATTACTTCAAGACATGGCCACACCTATTCAGCACTGAAACTGATGGTGTAACTGAAGTAGACAATAATGTGGTATTGCAATCATTCCCAGAAGGTTATGTATATGCAACACTACACAACTATTACTACAAGCGTAAGATGGCAGAGGATGCTGACAAGTGGTTAGCAAAGTATAACCTAGCCTATGATACCGTCTTGGATCAGAATAACAAAGGTAAGTGGAGTGGTGGTCATAACCGTATGACAAGCATTTTCCAACCTCGTCAGAATAGACGATTCAGCACACGATAATTAAGGAATAAGAATATGCCATCATTTTACGGTTCGGGCAATGTAGCAGTAACTAACACAACTGGTTTGTATAATATCACCAGTAATGTTAGCGTGCCTACCAATGCAGAACAATTACTAGGTTTATTAAACAGCAATGGTAATGTGGACTTTAGTCTTACTGGATCTGGCACACAAGTTCAAGCCTTTTCAGTAAGTAACCAAGGTGCCACAGGTCCGCAGGGCCCTACTGGCTCAACAGGACCCACTGGTCCGCAAGGCGCTACTGGTATTACAGGACAACCTGGTGCTACTGGTAGCACTGGTATTGAAGGCCCACACGGAGCCACTGGTGCAACTGGTCCTCAGGGTGCCACTGGTGCAGGTGCCACTGGTGCAACTGGTGTTCAGGGCCCACAGGGTGCTACTGGTGTCGGTGCAACTGGCGCTACAGGTCCTACAGGTGCCAGTGGTTATATTGGTCGCGATGGCTCAACTGGTGCTACAGGCGCACAAGGGCCACAAGGTATTACTGGAGCAACAGGCCCAGCGGGTCCAGTTGGCGCTACAGGTAGTCAAGGTGCCACAGGCGTAGGTGCTAGTGGTGCAACCGGTCCAGCGGGTGTTAGCGGAGCAACTGGTGCTACAGGCGTTGGTATTGCTAACACAATTATTGACATTAACGGTAACTTAGTTGTTACTTACACAAACTTATCTACACAAAATGCAGGCCATGTATTTGGTGCAACTGGTGCAACTGGTGTTCAAGGTTTACTTGGAGCCACTGGTGCCACTGGACCTACAGGCCCTGCAGGTATTGGTATTAACTTAAAAGGAACTGTTCCTACTACAGCAGATTTACCAGGCTCTGGTAACACCACAGGTGATGCTTACATTGTTCAAGCAGATGGTGACTTGTATGTTTGGAACGCAGGTTGGTTCAATGCTGGTCCTATTGTTGGTCCAGATGGCGCTACAGGTGCAACTGGTGTTACTGGCGCACCTGGTTCTACGGGACCTACAGGCCCTACTGGAGCAACTGGTTTCACTGGAGCAACTGGATCACAAGGTATTCAAGGTGCTACAGGACCACAAGGCGTTACTGGTGATACAGGCGCTACAGGCGCAACTGGTGTTCAAGGACCCGTTGGTAGCACTGGTCTTACTGGCCCTACTGGTAGCACAGGATCTACAGGTCCTATTGGTTCTACTGGTATTCAAGGTGCTACTGGACCACAAGGCTTAACTGGCGCTACGGGCGCACAAGGTTTAACTGGTTCTACTGGCCCTACAGGTGCTACTGGCCCTACTGGCAATACTGGTTTAACTGGTGCCACTGGCGTTACCGGAGCAACTGGTCCAGTTGGGCCCACAGGCGATACTGGCTCTACAGGCCCCGTGGGCCCTACAGGTAGCACAGGTCCTGTTGGACAACAAGGCTCTACTGGTATTCAAGGACCAAACGGCGCAACAGGTGCAACTGGCTTAACAGGTAGTGCTGGACCAACTGGTGCTACGGGTGTTGAAGGCCCTGCTGGTGCAACTGGTCCACAAGGCCCAACAGGTAATGCTGGTGCTACAGGTCCAATTGGTGCTACAGGTCTAACAGGTGCAACAGGTCTAACCGGATCTACTGGCGTTCAGGGTGCAACAGGTATTCAGGGTGCAACTGGCGTTACTGGTGCAACAGGCCCACAAGGCACAACAGGTAATGATGGTGCCACTGGTGCCACTGGACCTACAGGCCCTGCAGGTAATGCTGGTGCTACTGGTGCAACCGGTTTGACAGGCGCAACTGGCGTAGGCTCGGCATTTACTGGTGACATGTTAGGTAATGTGCTTTATAATAGCACAAGTGCTCGTGTGATGGCCAATGCTTACCCATTCAGCACACCTACAGCATTGACTGGCGGCAACTATAATAATGTGAACGGTGTTCCAACTTATATCGGTGGTGTAGTTCAACCACCAGGCTCAAATAACGGACAAACTATTTCGTTCTTATCCATGGGCAACATTGGGTTACAATCTTCTTATCAAACCGCAACTAACAAAACTACATATGGCACAGTTTCATATCTACAGGCAACTCCTGTAACGGCTAATAACCTGTTTAACACCGATCGTGTTCGTAGTCAGGCCGTATTCTTAGATGTTGCACTATCAGGTAAAACTTGGGGTAACTTATCCGGAACTTCATCACAAAGTTCTATCACTATCGGAACATTAGGTGCTCAGACAAGTATTACCGGAACTGGCGCAGTTGGCTCGGTTGTAGGTATGGGCGGAACAGTTATCGTTACTCCAAGTAACGGTAGTGCCAATGTGGCCTATGCGACAGGTCAATATACTACAGTTCAATATTCCGCAGGAACAGCATATACTGCGAGTAGTATAACTTATGGTCGACTATTTTCTGGTTCATTATCAAGCACAGGTAACTTAACAATTACTAATGGTATTGGTTTACATACATTCAGTGGTTGGACAGGTGCTGGCACAGTTACTAACAAGTATGCTGTATTAAACGAAGATGTTAACACAGTAATTCAGACCAATGGTCCAGTTGTTGCAACAAACACCGTTACTTTAACTAGTGCTAATGTAAGATTAAATCAATATCAAGAAACTGTTAATAACCAGGGTAATGTATCCGGAACAGTTACAGTTAACCTGGCAACTGGTTCTATCCAAACCATGACTGCCACCGGTGATATTACTCTTGGTTCTAGTAACTTTACTAACATGGCCACAGGTAGTTCTGTAACAGTTATTATCACTCAAGATGGCACCGGTAATCGATTGCTGACTACAAGCGGTATTAAGTATGCTGGTGGTATTAATACATTATCTACAGCGGCAGGCGCCACAGACATCATCAACTACTTCTTTGATGGAACAACATATTACGGAAGCATTGTTAAAGGATATGTATAATGTCTTTAGGTTCACAAAAACAACAGTGGGCTGATAGTATAACCAGTGGGTCAGTAACAACTGGCCCTTACTGGATTACTGCCGAACCAAGTCAACTTAATTATGTGGTTAACCTAAACACTGGTCCCACAGCCAATATTACTACAGCCGGTTGGTTACAAAATTCGTCGGCTAATTCCAGCAGAACCGTTGTAACCACAATATCTAATGTAAGTGCTAAATTATGGTCGGTAAGAGTTGATGGTAGTTACAATATTAACTCATATCTATTAGGCGGACTTGCATCAGAGACTAGTGGCAATGTATTTGCATCAGGTATATTTTATGCCAATTCTACAAATGACTACGGACATGTGTCAAAATTTGATAGTAATGGTAATTTCTTGTGGGGTAAGAATTTTAAAGATACTACCGGTGCAGGTAAAACAGTATTTGATTCTACTTTTAACAATATTGGATTTTCCTCAAGTGGCAATTTAATTGTTGCTGGATATACTAATTGGAATCCATCATTTCCAAGCATAACTAATGTGGCTCTACTTGCAAGGATTAACCCATCAACCGGAGCACTGATTTGGTCTAAGAATATCGACAATGGAACTGCATCAGGCGGAACAAATTATTTTGATGGTTTAGCATTTGATTCTGTTGATAACATTTATGTTAGATCAACAATGGGTAGCAATGGTATTTTGAAATTTGATAGCGGGGGCAATCTTCAATGGCAAAATTATGGATGGAGTAATTCAGGCGGACCCGATGGGGCAAGCACTTCATATATTTGGACATTTGGTGTAGATAAATCAGACCGTGTATGGATTGGCGCACAAGAAACCTTTAGTGGCACCAGTGGTTGTATGTTGTTGGTGCAAACTGATAGTTCGGGCACCATTAATTGGGCCAACAAATATTGGCATCCTGGATACGATCGCATTCAACCGCAGGCAATGACATTTGATGTTGATGATAATGCGTATGTATTGGCAGATATATATGTTAATAATTCTCAGTCTACTAGTTTTGATATGGTAATTGTTAAATTAAACTCTGCTGGTAGTATTATCTGGTCAAAGTTAATTTACAATGCGTCTGCTACTGTCAATGATATACCAGCATCTATTGGTATTAATTCAGAAGGACATTTAATTGTTACAGGTTGGAGTAATCCAAGTAGCACCGGCTTGGTTATGAGTTTCCCTAGAGATGGCTCGGATTCAGGAACATACACTATTACCAGTGATGTAACTATAACTTATGCAAATACAACTGCTTTTACTAGTAACACAAGTAATGCGGCATTTAAAAGTTATTCCGTTGGTCCAGTAACATCTACCGGTGTATTAACAACTCAATCTCCAAATTGGGTTCCTGCATATCCATACCTAGTTACCAAGTATCTACCAGGGTCCTAATGACCCAAACTAAAATTGCAATAAATAATAATATTGCAATTTAAAATAAACAGGATAAAGCGATGGCAGTTAACCCAGTCAAAACACCTTTTACAAATATGAGTTTCACTCCTGATGTGCCATCGAGTGCATTAGCCGCGACTGAATACAACAGCGGCCTGAATATTGAAACCAATGTTAGAGGTGTTAATAGTGTTGCCGGTGATGAATACATTCTAAGCACCATTCCCGGTAAAATCATTTATGTTACAGGTGGGTTCCGTTCGGGAACCATTTGGTATTATGTTGTGGCCACAGATGCTGGCAAATGGTATGCGATTGATGATGCAGGTTACACAGATGTAACTCCAGTTGCAGGATTTGATGGAACAGGATACAACAACGCAACCAGTATCACAGAAGCATGGAACGGCACAGTCTTGTTCATTAACGACCAGATCAACCCTCCAATGTATTTGTTACCTAGTGATGTGCCACAAGGCGCTCATTTCCGCTTGTATGATCACACATACCTGGATCAGAATCCAAACACTTATGTGTGGAACTACAATACAGATTGGAGTAAACTAACTGCTGGCTTCATGCGTCTATATAGTGCTCCTAATGTGGGTTCTATTCTTATTGCTGGTAATTTAACTGCTGATGTTATTTCAACTGGCACAACAAGTCACTTCCCAACAACGGTTCGTTGGTCACAATCATTCGGACAAAACTCAGGTCCAACAACTTGGGCACCAACACTAACCAACATTGCCAACGAATTAGAAGTTCCTGTTCGTGGTCCTGTCATTGATGGTTTCCCACTAAATGGCAACTTCTATGTATGTTCATATTGGGACACAGTTGTGTTTAGTCCAATTGCTTATACAACAACAAGTGCGCCAGTGTTTGGTATCAAGTTACTAAATCAAGGTCGTGGTTTATTAAATGAAAACTGCTGGGCCAATGTGGATAACACCGTTTATGGGGTTGATGCTCGTGACATCTGGAGTTTTGATGGTGGCACATTCAAGCCAATTGGTAATCAGCGAGTTAAAGACTATTTCTTTGCTAATTTAAATCCCAACTATACTGGACAAGTGTTTATGGAACACAACAGTTCCAAGTATCAGATTGAGTTATACTATCCGGATTTAAATTCCACAGGCGAATGTAATGCAATGTTAGCATACCGCTATGACTTGGATGTTTGGCAACCACCTCGCCAACTAAGCAATGCTACCATGTCAACAGAAGGTCCTGTTTGGACTGGGACACAATTTAATCTAGCAAGTCGCACAATGGTTTACGGCCAATTCAAATCAAATGTGGCACTTGTGCAAAAAGATGTCGGAACAAGTTTCTTGGGCAACACAATCCCAACAGTATTCCGAAGAGACAATATTACTTTTGGACAACCATATAGTGCTAAAGTTCAAGTGCATCGTGTGTTGCCAGAAATCTATGGAACTGGAAATGTAGAAATATCAGTAGGCGGAGCAAGTAGTGTTGCACAAGCACCAACCTTTAAGCCAACTGTTGAATATGAAATCAGCACAGACAACCCTTGGGTTCAGATCAATCAAAACGACAGTCGCGTAGTCACATTAGAAGTTCAGAGTAATAGTGCCGTGAATTCATGGCAAATGACTGCCGCAAATTGGCAAGTAACCAAAGTGGAAGATACAAGATAATGAGCAACTTTGCACTAGACACAAATAGTAGTGCCGGCGATATTATCAGCAGTTTAAACTATGCCTTATCAAACTTAGGTGGTAACGCAAATGCGATAACTGTAGATCAAGCAACCGGCCAAGTGGTTTACCCACCAGGAACTCCTACAGGTAATGTCAACATAGGAACAGGTTCAGTTGCTAGTTACATTAATCAATATCTTGATGTAAAGTATGCCAACAATGCAACAGGTAGTGACAGTTTCAGTAGCGTCCCAACAAACAAACGATACTTTGGTGTTTACAATACAGCAAGCACCACAATCAGTAGTAATCCTGTTGACTACATCTGGACAGAAGTAACTAATGGCTTTGGCACAACCAAGCAGTTGTGGTATCAAACCATTGGTGGTCGACAAATTAACTTCTTTGCTGGTAATGCGGCTCCGTCACAGACATTTGTGCCTGTGCCCGCAATGCCATTGCCAACCAGTGCTCCGATCAATTTGGATGTGCTTACTGGTGTAGAAAACAACCTGGCAATCAATGTCAATGCGTTTTATCAAGCAAACACAGCGCCAGCAACCCCATCAGGTGGTTACTATAATTTCCCAACATTAAGTTTAACTCCTCCTGTAGGTTGGAGTTCAACCATTCCTTCATTTGTAGCAAACACTAGCATCTATGTTTCTACTGCGGCATTCGTTGGTAACATCAACGCCAATGTGCCACCAAGCACAAACTGGACAAGTCCTGTTGTGTATGTTAGCCAGTTTAACGGTAATACAGGTGCTCAAGGTGCTCGTGGTTTCGTTCCACTAGGTTTTGTTGTTTGTGCAAGTGATCCGACAACATATGGTGATGTAGATTTTACAAATGCGTTCTCTGCAAGTCGTAGCAATGCAAGTCCCCCAATTGGTCTCGGTTACACACCAATTACAGGTGATACTGCACAGTTCTTCTATGCCAATGTCTTTAATCCAAACAATGATGTAACACTAACAAAGAGTTACAACAGCAACACAAGTCCACAGTGGTCTACTGTTACTAGTCAAGTTGTATCTGGTGGATTGATTGTTCCTGGCACTATTACTGCCAACACACTAAATGCCAACCAGGTTTATGCAATTACTGTGCAGTCTACTAATGCAACTATTGGTGACAACAACAGCCCAGGTTACTGGTTCCAGGCCAACACAGGCAATGCTCGTGTTGGTGGCGCACTAAGCATTGGTAACTTCTTAACTGTTGGTGCCGGTGCAAGATTTGGTAGCAACTTGGTTGTAGGTGACAGCGCCGGCATTGGTAACAACTTAATCGTTGGCACAAATGCGTTGATTGGTAACAATGCTACAATACAAAACAATTTAACTGTAGGTCAAAATGCACAGATAGGTGCTAACCTAAACATTGGTAATAGTGCTACAATTGGCAATAACTTAACAGTAGGCACTGGTGCCAATATCGGTGGAGTTATTATTGCTGGTTCGTTAGCCGCTGGCACAGTTGGTAACCTACAACTACAAACAAACTTGAATGGTGGTGTAATTGCCGCTAACACCATTGTTGGCACAGCCATTGTTACTGGCAGTATCACTGCTGACAAACTTGCGGCCAATGTATTGATTGTTGGTAACATCACTTCCTTTGGTTCTACTATTGAAGTTCCAAGTGGAACAGGTTACTGGTTAGACTACACTAATGGTAATGTATACTTTGGTGGTAACACCGTAGTTGGTAACAACTTGCGTGTGGGAACCAATGCACAGATTGGTAATAACTTAACCGTCGGGACTAACGCTACAATCGGTGGTGTAATTATTGGTGGCGCTATTGCTACAGGACAAGTTGGTAATGTTCAATTACAAAGCAACTTGGATGGTAGCAAACTTGCAAACAACAGCGTGCCTGGTGCAACTATTGTAAGCCTAAATGGTAGCAAGATTGATGCAGGTAGTATTACCACAACACAAATTGGTAACAATGCTATTGCCGCCGCACAAATTCAAGCCAATGCTGTTGTAGCAGGCAAGATCGCGGCTAACGCTGTTACTGCTGGAACTGTAGCCGCTAATGCCATTACAGCAGGTGCTATTGCGGCTGATGCTGTTACAGCAACCGCTATTGCGGCTAATGCTGTTACTGCTGGTAAGATCGCGGCAGATGCAGTTACGGCTACAACTATCGCGGCCAACGCAGTCACAGCAGGTAAGATTGCCGCTAATGCAGTCACAGCAACTACCATTGCGGCTGATGCCGTAACTGCTACAGCCATCGCGGCTGGCACCATCACTGGTGATAAGATTGCCGCTAATACCATTACCGGCACACAAATTGCCGCACAAACAATTACTGGTAATAACATTGGTGCCAATACTGTTACCACAACAAACTTAATTTTTAACTCTGCTACTGGTTCAGCAAGCAAAGGTCCAAACTACCCTGGATCTTACAATGTGCCATTTATCAACAACGGTGTTACAAATCCAACAGCACCTAACTACATGTGGCCACAAAATACTCGTGGTTACGCCATTGATGGTGGTTTGAGTTATGTGCCAAACACCAACGGTAATAGTGTTGATAACACTCGTTTGGTTGTTGTCTATAGTGGATATGTATTCAGTGCCAATGCCGCAACTGTAGTTGAATTATGGAAGTCGGGTGGTAGTGCATACTACAGCGAAAGTTACAACAACATTCTAAGTGTTCCACCTAACCCGGCCAGCACAATTGGATCTAATGATACATTCTATGTTGTTGGTGCTAACGGCTATTATGGTTATAGTTACGATGGGACTAATTGGGTCACTGCTCGTTCTGCATACAGTCCAAATGGATTGTTTGAATGTGTTGCTGGCTATACTTCAAGTAGTGCTATCAACTCTGGTTTATACAACATTATGTTGGCTGATGGATCTATCTTGTATGCAACAGGCAACAATCAACCATCCAACAGTTTTATTACATCAAAGCCAGCCGCAACATATGGCACAACACCATTGTTCCTTGGACAAACTTATAGTTGGGAACTTTGCGTTGGTGCCAATGGATTAATCTGGCACGGTGCATTGGCCGCGTTTGGTAGTGGCACAACAAATGAATCAAGTCCAACTACACAATCTTTATATGGCGTTGCAACAAACTATGCACCATCTACTACAGTAAGTTCAAATGTGGTTGCTGTGGCAGTTGGTTCAAACGGAACTGTATTACGAAACACCTATACATATAGTTCAGGTAGTTTGGTAGTCACTGGTTGGGAAACAAAGAGTTCTACTGTTATTACAGACCTATATGCTGTAGCAAGTAACTGGTCTAATTACACATCAAATACTGCGGCCACATTATGGTGTGCTGTTGGTGAGAATGGCGTAATCTTAACTAGCCCAGATGGTAACACTTGGACACAAAGAACTAGCCCAACTACGCAAACATTGTATGGCGTAACATATGGTAATGGTTACTGGTGTGCAGTTGGTGCCCAGTCTACTATTTGCTATTCAACTGATGGTATTAACTGGACTGCAACACAAGGTCCTATTGGTAACGACAGCCAATACAGAACATTAACATCTGTAACTTACGGTTGGAGAATCAATAGATTCGTTGCAACAGGACAAGCCATTATGGTTAAATCGTCATCTAGCAACCCAACATCATGGATTAAAACATATGATGCTGGTGTAAGTGTTGCAAGTTCATATACTCGTTTAGCATCATGGGGCAGTGATGGATCTAACATTGCCAATGTGACTGTGCCTTCAGCAAATCAACAGTTGGGTAGCCAAGCGGTTTCGGGCAGTTATACAGACTACAACTATTCAGCCAATGTGGCAGTTACTTACTATTTGGTTATGGGTAACTTAACAGGTAATGCTGTCCAAACTAACTCAGCAACACTACAAGTTACGGAGTTTAAGCGATAAATGGCTTTTTATACTCAACTAAATATTATTATGATAAAAGGATTATTCTAATGGGCGGCGTAGTAAATGTAATTTCTGATGTAGTAAGCGGAGTCGGTGATGTTATCGGCGGCGCTGTTGAGGGCGTCGTTCATGCTGTAGAAGATGTTGGGAGCGCCATTGATGATGCTGTTCATGATATTATTCCCGGTGGTTGGGCCACACTAGGTGCTGCCGCCTTAATGGCTGCTGGCATTTATGATCCAGAGTTACTACTTGCGGCCGAAGAAGGAACATTAACTACTGAAGCAGTTACAGCCGCAGGTTATGATGCCACGGCTGTTGCTAGTGAAGTAAGCACAGCGGCTGCTGAAGCAGGTTTTGCAGATGTTGCAACTTATGATGCCGCAACTGCCGCAGGCTTTTCTGATGCTGCAACTTATGATCTTGCCACAAGTTCTGGCTTTACTAATGCCGCGACTTATGATGCCGCAACTGCCGCAGGCTTTACCGATGCATCAACTTATGCAAATGCAACATTAAATGGATTCACCACAGCCAGTGAATATGAAACTGCATCTGCATTGGGTTATCCAAATGCCGCAGAATTTACTGCTGGTGAAGCAGGTGGTTTTGCTGATGCAACAGAATACACACAGGCCGCAAGTCACGGCTTCGATACACAAGCCGGGTGGCAAGCCGCAAGTGAAGAAGCAGGTTTCACTAATACTGCAACTTACAACAATGCTCTTAATGCAGGCTTTACAGATGCATCAACATATACTACTGCAACAGATTTAGGTTATGGTAGTGCAGGTGATTATGCCGCAGGTCAGGCAGGTGGATATGCTAATGCCGCTGAATGGCAAGCAGGTTCAGGTGCTGGATTTGAAAATGCCGCACAATACAATACTGCCACAGCAAATGGTTATGGCACATTCGATGAATACAGCCAAGCCGCACAACGCATGGGCTTTGAAAACCTAGAGAATTTCCAAACTGCTCTTGATGCTGGATTTGGTGCCGCAGGCGAAGAAGCAGGTAATGCCTGGCTAAGTGCTATTCAATCTGGCATCGACACATATGGTGGTTATGCCGCGGCCGCGGCCGCTGGTTTGATCCTTCCACAGATTCTAAATCCAAATGCTCCTGCGGGACAATATGGATATTACTATGCTGGACAAAGTCCATGGCATTGGGGAACTGCTGAAGCACCCAAGATTGGTGGTGTTAACCCAGGTTTCATTGCTGGACAAGTTACTCCACATTATGAAACAACTAGTCCAGATCAAGCACAATATTACTGGGGTGCTCACACTCCGTTGACCAGCAACAAAGATGTTAATGCTCAATGGAACAATGTGCCCAATGCTCCACAAACACCTTGGGGAGAAGCAACAAGTGCAGTAGGCGGAACAGAACATTTGGATATTCCAACATTCATTGCTCAAACAATCACTCCGCAATCCAGAGCCGCTGCCGCAGGGGAAAGTTTGCAATATCCAAATGCCCCAGCAACAGCCGCTACAGGAGGAGGCCCAGCACCAGCACCGGTGATGCCTGCTCCGTTTGTATTACCAGAAGAATATACAACATTAGTCAATCAGCCAGTCCAACCAATTGCCACACAATTTGGCGGCCCAGGCGTTAGCCCCATACAGATCAACACTGGTTACACACCAGTAGTTCCAGTAGGGTTAAATACATAAAGTGAAAGATATCGGAGAAATTAAATGAGTTTTGGAAAAGGCAGTGGATCGACAACAATGATCCCATCATTAAGCCCAGAGCAGAACGCAATGATTGCGGCTCAAACAGGCTTATTCACAGGCACAGTTGGCCCTGCTTACCAGCAAGCAGTTACAGGCGCTACTAACCTATATAATTCAACTGCAACTGGTTTGACCAATGCGGCACAGAATTTAGCAGGCACAGCAGGTCAAGCACAAAATGCTTTAGGCTCTACAGGTGAAAGTGCATTACGCACTGGCATTAGTGGACTAGAAAACTTGTTTACACCTGAATACGAACAGCAACAATTACAGGCCGCATTGCAACCTGCACAAGCACAATACATGCAAAACCTAGCAGGTCAGAACATGGGCTTTGGTGCAACTGGTCAATTAGGTAGTGCTCGTCAAGCATTGGCTAACACACAGTTGGCAGGCATGACACAAGCATCACAAATGCAAGCAGCCGCAAATGTAGAAAATCAAATTGCTCAACAAAGAGCCGCTGCCGCAAGCAACTTGGCACAATTAGGTCAAGGCGGCATTGGACAAGCAATGGGTGCAGCCGGTCAAGGTATCACAGCCGCTATGGCACCACAACAACTATACAACCAATACGCAAGTGTATTGTTCGGAACACCACAAGGATCATGGAATCCTAACTTTGCTGGCACACAAGGTCAGACACAAACTTCGAACAGCACCAAGTTTGGTATCAGCATTTAAGGATATAACATGGCAATTGATTTCGGAGACTTAGCAAGTCGCTATGCACAGAATCGTTGGGACCAAGCGACTCAGCCATTCACTGATCCTGAAGGATACTTAAATCGTCGTATCGAAAACGATTACGGTATTGACATGAATGGTAATGTCAAACCAAAATCAACTACTATCAACTACAACGATGATGGTAGCAAGAGCATCACGACCAAACATGAAGTTCCTGCTGAACCTGCTGTTCCACAACAAACTGTTCAACAGCCACAGCCACAAGCAGTTGCTCAACCTGCTCCTGCTGTCCCACAACAAGCAATAGCACAACCACAGCCACAACCGGTTCCACAAACTGGCCCGGCAGTTCCACAAGCACCAATGGTTCAAACTGCGGCTCCAGCACCAATGCCACAAGGCGGTATGAATCGTGCTCCAGATGGTTCTTGGAATGATTATCAAGATCAAACTCAATTACCACCAGAACAAAGAATGCCAACAGAGCGTCCAGCACCTGTTCAAGCAGTAGCACCTGCGGCGCCAGCAGAAGTTGCTCCAGTAGCACCTGCAGGTCAAATGGTTCCAGCGGCAATCAAAACTCCTCAGACACAACCACAACCTGTTGTTCCGGCAGCAGAAGCGGCAGCACCTGCAGAAGTTGCGCCACCTCCAGCAGTTAAAACTGATTGGCAAACTTCTTTGGAAAATGCTAAAGGTGATGAACGCAAGTATGCGGCATTGATTGCTAACGAAAACACTCCAGAAGAAATTCGTAAACTAGCAAGCGAAAGAATGCACCGCGATGCAACTCTACGCTTGGAAGGCAAGAAAGTCGAAGATGTGCTACGCCGTGTTGCTGAAAATGATCCGCGAGCAACTAATGATCTAGTTCGTTATCAGAAATCACAAAAAGAAGACGGCAGTATTCTACGAGCCGTTCTATATGCACGCCTAGGCTTAAATGATTTAGCCCGTGAAGAACAAGGCAAACTAAGTGGTGGTAATATCGAAAACCTAGCACTTGGTAACCAATACTATACAGTAGTTCGTGATGCACGAGGCGGCATCAGCAAGGCATTTGACGCTGAAGGTAAGACAGTAGATGATGCAACAGTTGCTAAATTAAATGCAGAAGCATTTGCACTTAAAGGCGCACAAACTGGTCAGACAATGGGCAAGGATGCCAAGGGCAATGTTATTAGCCACACAATCCTACCTAACGGTCGTGGCGTTGTTTGGAAGAACGAAACAACTGGCGAAACATTAAAAGGTGCTCCAGAAGGCTACCACTCAATGAGTAGCAAGACTGCTGAAGAAATTGCTGACATTAAGGGTATTGGAACAGCCGCACAAATTGAAACCAAGATGCGTAAAGCAAACACTGATGCTGTTGCATTAGGCTTGCCAGTTCCATACAGCGAGGAAGCGATTGCTAACGAAAAGGCAAAAGTATCTAAGGTTGCACAAGGCACAGCGGCTGCTGGCGCACCTACACCAGGTAAAGCACCAGCACCTGCCGCAGGCGAAGCACCTGCCGCAACTACAGCACCTGCTACTACAGGCGCAGTTCGCAACAACAATCCAGGTAACATCCGCTATGGCGACTTTGCCAAGTCCATGGGTGCAACTGGTAAAGACGAACGCGGCTTTGCAATATTCCCAGACATGACTGTTGGCGATACTGCACAGCAAAAGTTACTAAGTGGCGATGCTTACAAGAACATGACTCTAAGTCAAATTGTCAGCAAGTGGGCACCTAACACAGATCGAAACAATCCAGCACAGTATGCCAAGTCAATGAAGCAAATGACGGGCCTAGATATGGACAAGACTTACAATGAGTTGACTCCAGAAGAACAGAAGAAATTCCGCGAAGCACAAACCAAGATTGAACATGGCGTATCTGCAACAGCACCTAGTGCGGCTGCTCCATACAAGTCAAGTTCTAGTGTTGCTGAAAAGATTGCAAACTACGAAATGAAACCACCTGCAAGCCGTAGTGCTCAGTATGGTCCATTGATGCAAGAAGTTGCTAAGATCAATCCTAACTATGATGAAACCAAGTTCGCAACAGTTCAACAGGCTCGCAAGAACTTTACTACTGGCAAGCAAGGCGATTCAGTTCGCTCAATGAATGTGGCTATTGACCACTTAGATACATTGCGTGAAGCAGGACAAGCATTGCAAAATGGCAACTTGCCAATCTTCAACAAGATTGCTAACGAATACACCAAGAACACTGGTGACAATCGCTTAACTGACTTTAATGGTATCAAATCCATTGTTGGTAGTGAAGTTGCTAAAGCAGTTGCTGGTGGTCAAATGGCACTTGCAGACCGTGAAGAAATCCGCAAGGAACTTGATGCCGCTAACAGCCCACAACAGTTGGCTGGTGTTATCAAGCGTATGCAACAACTACTTGGTGGTCAGTTGAAGGGTCTTAAGACACAGTATGAAGATGCTGGCTTACGCGACTTTGATAAGAAACTAACTCCAAGAACTAAATCAGTATTGGGCGGAATGGCCGAAGAGAAAAAGAATACTAACAACACAAGGAGCAATTGGTAATGGCAACATTTACAGTCAACTTCGATGATGGCACTAGCCACACCTATGACAATGTGCCAGACGGTGTAACTGAAGAACAAGTTAATGCTCGTGCGGCAAATGAGTTCAGTGATAAAGGCATCACTGGAGTTACTGCTGGCGAAGCACCTGCTCCTGCTGTTCCCGAAGAACATTTTAAAGAACCAACGCTAGGTGAAAAAGCAGTTGGTGCCGCACAAACAGCATTTAATGTTGCCGCAGAACATCCACTATTAACTGGTGGTGCCGCACTAGGTGCTGCCAAGTATAACACTATTAAAAATGTAGTGGGACAAGGTCTTGAATCTGTTAATGCCAATACCATGGCCAAGAACGCACAAGCACTAAGCCAAATGGAACACCAAGCACGCCAATATATCAAAGCAGGCCAAACAGTTCCACAAGGATTGCAAACCACTATTGATGCGTTGCGTAATAAAGTTGCTGGTGGTCCAGTTCCGGCCCCAGGTGCACCTGCAGGTCCAGTAGCGCCGGGCGCGGCTCCTACCACAGGCCCAGCGGCTCCACAGGCTGCACAACAAGCCGCAAAGACAGCACAAATTGCCGCAACACAAGGTCCTGCCGCAGTTGAAGGCGCAAGTTTTGTTGAGAACATCAGCAAGAAGTTTGCTCCAATGGCAGCAAAGGTTGCTCCAATATTAAACAACCCAGTTGTGCAAGGTGCAGGTCGTGTGCTATCAAGTCCAATTACATTAGGTGCTCAGTTAATGGCACACAGTCCATCTACAGGTCCAGCAGTTCCATCCACAGGTCGCTTGCGTGGTAGTGAGATTAATCCACTAACAAACCGTCCATGGACTCCAAATGAAATTGCCGCTTACGAAAAGAACTATCAAATGTTTGATCAACAGTTGCCACAACCACAATTACCAAGATAAGGAATAGAATAGAATGGAACACTTACAATTAGTATTAGAAGAGACTTTTAGTGCGAACTTCATTGCCTACTACCGTAGTCATGTTGCACATGTAAACACAGTTGGTCGTCACTTTTACAGTGACCACAAATTGTTGCAAAAAGTATATGAATACTTCCAAGACAACATTGATACCATTGCGGAAAAACTACGCACAGTTCGTGGCACCATGCCCGACAGTCTAACTTCCATTATTGCTATTAGTCGTATTGCTGACACACCAGTATATGGCGACAGCGATGAACTATTGCGTTTAGTTGATGAGTCCTTGGAATCCATGATTGATCAATACCACGAACTCAACGATGCGGCTGAAGCAGTTAGATATATCGATATCAGTAATTTTGCACAAGACCAAATTGGTCAAATTGCAAAACTACGCTGGATGATTGAAGCAACATTAGATGAGAGAGTGGAAGAATGAGCAACGAGTTAATTGCTAGCCTTCCACAGGAAAGCACAGACCTAAGTCTGCATGTGCAACTCTGTGAACAAAGATACATTCAATTGATTAACAAATTTGATCGCGTAGATAGTAAATTTGAAAAACTAGAAACAATGCTAGTTGAAATTAAAAATACCATCAAAAGCGAAGAAAAAGAAAACACCAACCGCTACTTAAAGTGGGCTGGTGCTATTATTGGTGTATTGTCCAGCCTATCTATAGGCATGGCATTACACTTGTGGTTCAAGTAATCAATAATTGTCGTTATAGAATTTTAGCACATGGAGCATAAACTGGTCCATGCTAAATTCTGCACCTTCAACTCTATCACCTTCATCATCTAACATGTAAATCCATACATGGTTAGAATCATACGGATCAGTAACAATCTCAAGTTTTTGTCTTAATTGCACATCGTTCATACGATCTGTGTCGCTGTGATCTAAGTGGCTCATGATCTGTCTGCCGCTAAAATGTTGCTAACATCAGTAACATAAGTGTTGTCATCTTTGTCAAATGTTAATTGGAATGTATAACGCCAATCAATAAACACCACATCACCAACCTTAATATTGCTTTTAACATCTGGTCCCACACTTTGCACAATGCCTTGTGGGTTCGGATTATCTTCGTGTTGTAAAACAATACCACCTGCTGAGGTGCGTTCTTTGTGTAATCGTTTAATAGTTACTTTTGTATTCAATGCTTCAATCATTTCTTATTTCCTTTGTAAAATTTCTTCCCCACGGATATGCTCTATAGTCCGGGTCTAGTTGTGCCACTCTGGCTTCCAACATATTGGCCCAATCTTGTAATCGTTCCAGTTGGCTCTTTAACCCAATGGTGTTTTGCCATTGAATCATACTTTCGTCTGTTAAAGACATAGGTGTCTGTTTGTTTTTATTTTTCACTGTATTTTAATATGAATGCTGTTTTTTCTGCTGTGTCTTCTGGAAACACTTTGTTAACGAAATCTTGAAAGTCCATGTGTATCCCATTAAACATCCACTTAGGTGCAGTCCATGGTCCTGAATTATATGCCCCTTGGCTCATATAACCTCCATATGCTTGCTGTTGTGCAGATGTATAATTGTTTGATGCTTGTTGCGCCAAACCCATAGATCCAAGGCCCGATGCTATTCCTGAACCCATCATGTTATTGAGCCAGTTCATCTGTGACCTTCAAATAAGCAAAACTTCCTTTACGACTAAAACCATAATGATCATGCAATCTCATAAAGCCACTTTGATCATCTCTAATGCTGGTGCTACACAGCACAGGAATTTCATGTAACGCACACCAAGCAATCCATTGATCGAATAGTTGTCCCATTAGGCGCATTCTTGTGCGAACCGGCAATGACAAATCTGTGTGTGCAAATTCAGCAACTGCCATTTCTTCATTGGCATAAACTGTAAACTTACCACGCACTACCCAACCCCATGCTAGGATCTTTCGTGTGCCCTTTTCGCGGGCGATGCTTAACAGTTCTGCATTGGGTTTATATACTTGTTCCAAAATGGCCTTTTGCAAATGGTAAGTCATCTTGGTTCTGTTGGGAGTGAGGATATGTTCAATCTCACTTTGATAGTTTTGTTCAACCAAGTTGAGAATGTCCAACACATCATTCTGAACTGCTTTGTTCCAAGTCCAGTTGTCTGTGTCTTTATAAGATAATGCTTCTCTATTCATTTCAATTCCTTTGCTATAGTTATTTACCTATATTGTTAATTTATGCTAAATAATATAGAGAAATACAAGGAAATGCAATGAAACCGAGCACAAGAGCGAAATACAAACAAGTTGGTAACATGCTTTACAAAGAGGAACGATTAACCAGCGATGTAAAAATTGAAAACACAACGGATTGTCATGTCTGGCAAGGTGCGTCACATAGACAAGGTTATGGTATGATGGGCTATATAGATGCTACTACAGAAAAGTCTCATATGAATGTGGTGCATAGAATCGCAATGACAGATCATTTAAATCGTGAATTAGATTCCAGCGAAATGGTTATCCACAAATGTCACAATTTGAAATGTATCAATCCAGCACATTTAACATTAGGCAATGCCAGCCAGCGTTATGCTAATATGGTTGCAAAAGGTAACCAAGTGCCCCGCACAGGACTTAAAGTGCGTGGCGTGGATGTTAAACAGAATCGCAACTACAAATACACTGAACAAGAAATATTATGGGTTCGCCAAGCAACTCCAAAAGAGATTGCCGAGCGTTATAATATTGACAAAACCAAGGCCGCAAACTTACGCTGGGGTATGCGTAAGGGATTTAAGTGGCTGAAATAAAAGAGGAAGAAACATGAGTGATTTACCTAAAAAAAGTATGCTATTGGACCTAGAAAACGCGGTTTTGGCCGTCGAACAAGCCGGTTTTGATGAGCATAGTATCTTTGCCTTCGTTAACATGATTTTGAAGGGTTTTGTGACAAACGGCACATGGACTCCAGAATATTTAGAAGCGGCTGCAAAAGCCTTACAAGAGCGTCAGCAAGCACTAACTACACGCACAATCGACACACCACCATTTATGGTTGATCAAAATGGCAACCCTTTGTCTAAATAAGTGTATGTATCGAGATCCATTGAAAACCACTGTTAAA